TTATCGACAACTGAAGATACTACAGCTACGATTTCGATTGATCAAATACATCCAGCCGTATATGGTCCCTTTAACTTATATATTGACGGAGTACTAAATACTTCTAACATCGGAAACACGTCTACTGCCCTCATAGCAGCTACTATAACTTCTGCTACAGGTACGTATTATATAGCATATTCGTTTGACCCACCTCTAATCCCTTATCTTGAACCCATATTTTCCCCAACCACTACAGTCTTTTCTATACTCCCTGTTGGAGGAACGATAATAGGTCAAACTCTAATTTCCGGTTCACAAATATTAATCGACTATGTAACTCCTGTATTTAATTTTGCCCCAGGCAATAAGGTAGTTTTTGAAACTAAATTAGCCTCTGTTACAACTGATAATTTTACCGCATCATTAGTTACTGCCGGATCTTACAACAAGTTAACTTATACCCCCCAAGCTGTTGGAGCAGGTAATTATCCTTTTGCTAACGGTACTGTACCTCAGCCCTTCATTTATAGTATTGCTGATTCAACATCGCAAACGAGTATTATAACCCTAAATGCGAGTCTCAGTCAGTACTTATACTATCAATTTGTACCTTACTTTATAAGTGGTTCTACAGTATATTCAAGTAGCCTCTATACCAGGTATGGCGATATAAACTACGCTTTCGACCCTGAGTACGGAGATAAGATCGTACTTTTCGACTCAAACGGTGCCTACCAAGACGTAGACGTAGTATCAGCATCTATCTCTTCAAATAGATTAAACATAGAAGTTACTCCACAAGTTCTCGATAACTGGTTAGGTATTAATCCTGAAGGTCTAGGGCCTTTCCTCTTGCTCAAGAGATATGAAGACGAACAAAACGTTATAGTTACCTATAACAAAGCACCCGGAGCGACATCTTACGGATTTCTGATTCCACAAAATATAAACCCGACAGTAACAGCAAACATAAACACTCTACAGGCTGCGGTTCAGTCTCAAATTTTAAACTCCCAATCTCCAACTCCTGATGATATTTAAAATTAAGCAAATTCACTATTTATAAAGAGAAAAACACCTAAATCATGGCATATTTAAATAATACTTCTGTTGTTGTAGATGCAATCTTGACCGATAAAGGAAGACAACTTCTTTCACAAAATAACGGATCGTTTCAAATTACGCAATTTTGTTTATCTGACGACGAGGTAGATTATACGCTCTACAATCCAAATCACCCTTCAGGATCAGCGTTTTACGGAGAAGCTATCGAAAATATGCCTATCATTCAGGCATATCCTGAATCTCAAGAGATAATGAAGTATAAGCTGATAACTCTTCCTAGAGGTACTGCTTCACTCCCTGTAATAAGTATCGGATATAGTACAATAATTTTAAGACAAGGAGCTTCCCTTTCTATTACACCTCAAACATTAAATTATTTAGGTGCTACTTCTACTTTTGAACAATCCGGATATCTAGCAACTATCGGGGACGTAAGAACTACTTCCGCATTTAACGGAGTAGGCATCAATACAACGCAAGCTACTGCATTAAACGCAACCGGAACAACAACTATAGGTACTAACGTATCAAAAACTGTTATCGGAACGACTATCAATATTACTGGAACAACTGTAAATACCCTATTCGGCAGCAATACAGTATTATATACAACCTTAACAGTAGTAGGACGCGACTCAGGTGCAAGATTATTTATTCCACTTCAAATCACTAAAGTAAATCAATAATAGAATATGGCATATCAAAGATTAGCTCCATCAGACCTTGTAATAAGCTCCGATTCGATTACAGCTCCGGCTTGGAGTTCTAATCAGCCTACGCTAACCACGTTTTTTACTGCATCTTCTACTGTTACTACAACTATCAGTGCAGGTGCATTTTACCTAAACGTATATCAGACTGAAAGTAATGCAAACGGAGCAGCCGTACAATTCGCAATCGCATACGGTAATATAAACGGATCAGGGTCTAAATGGTACAACCCATTAGTACCAGGCGTTTCCCCATCATTAACAACTTACCGTCAATACGAAACACTCGTATATGGCCCTGCCCTTTCAGGATCTACTCAAGGTTTCAATTTTGGAGGAGAATCTACAAGTGCGCCAAGCTTTTTTGCAATAAACGTAGATAGAAATCGCTATAAAGAAAGCTTAATGCCCGGTACCTTTAACCTTTCACTTTCAGGATCAGGCGGAATAGTTACTTTATGTGATAATAGTAATAACGTAACCACTGTAACATATTTAGACTGCGGTAGAGTTTTTAGTTTAGTATCTGGATCATTCGGTAGAGCAGTATCACAGACTTTAGCAGGTGCCCCTAGCGCAGGACAAACAGTTTCCGGATCCTACGGATTCTTTTTACCCGATATCGGCACGATTATTTTAAACGTAGGCGCCCTCAAATTAAACTCTGCTGCCGGAGGCATTAGTTTCGTAGAAGATGATGCTAATTACGGAAGCGGGAGCTATACCCCGGCAGCATCCGCCTCTTACACCTCTACAAATAATACGTTCCTATATAAAGCAGTATCAAGCAGTATAAAGGTTTCCGGCTCTTTTGGATTCCAATTAAACTCCCAGGAAACTATATCTTCCGATTACATCTTCGTTAGAATCGGCAACTCCGAATTCAACTACTCATCTAATCCTACTTTTATTTCAGGTTCAGGTGCTGTACTATGGCCTACTATGATTTACAGCCCTCAGACATATATTACCACTGTAGGATTATATAACGACGCCAGTGAGCTTTTAGCAGTAGCTAAAATGTCAGTACCGCTTGTTAAAGACTTTACAAAAGAAGCGTTAATCAGGGTTAAGTTAGACTGGTAATATAATAAAATGAGTAGAGCAGCAAACAGTCTGAAGACTTCAGATGTCCTTACTACTCCTATCAAGCTAAAGTACAGTTCATCTTTCGAATCAAGCTCATTCGGAAGTTACGGTATTCAAGTTCTAAAAGGAGTAAACGGACCTATTACTATCACAGGCTCTATTCCTCAAGAGACACTGAATTATTTTTCAGTAAAGCACCTTTATTACTCAAATTATCTAACCGGATCGTTCCCTATTTCAGCATCTGCCGCCGATAATTTTTTACAATCAACTGCCGCATCCGGATCTAACGATTCCGACAACAGGTATTTTCCGACGCAATCAAATGCCGAAATCGCAATAATTTCCATATCAGTAAACGTATACGGGCAACAAATATCTCGTCGAAGTTTTTCATTGAGTTCGTCGGCCTTTAATTTAAGAGATGACGGAAACGGAAATATTAACGATTTAAGCGGAAGTACTAAACAGGTAGGAAATATAATTTATCCTCAAGGGATGGTATTATTAACCTCTGGTAGCTATTATACATTAATAGCTAATAACGCCTGTACAATGTCATTAATTGCTGAAACTACAATATATCAAAACGAAGTAAAATGTAGAGTATCCGAAAATGATTTCAATTATTCTCAAAACCCTACTGTCTTTGCACAAAAGCAATTAATTACAGGATCAGATGCGCTGCCTTTTTACAGTTCAGCAGGTCAGAGCTCTTCCTTTGCCGAGATAGTAAACGGATCTCTTATTGATAAAATTACTGGATCCTCTTTTCATCCCTACGCTACTACTGTAGGACTCTACAACGAAAACAACGATTTATTAGTAGTAGGAAAATTAGCGACACCTTATCCTATACCTGCAAACACTGATATTACTTTTATAATTAAGTGGGATAGTTAAATAAATTTATGGTCAAAAAATGGTTGATGTTTGAAGGGGATCGGCTTACCGAGTACGACTCAGTAGACAGGTTCCCTAAAGGATGTATAGGGTTTGTATATCAAATAACAAACAATAAAACAGGTAAGTTTTATATCGGTAAAAAATCTCTCTATTCTAATACTAAAAAAAAATTAACTAAGAAAGAATTAGCTGAATATACCGGACCTGGTAAAAAGCCTACAAAAAAATTAGTAACTAAAGAATCAAATTGGTTTGAATATTGGGGTTCAAATAAAGTTTTGCTAAAAGAAATTCAAGAAAACGGAGTAAAAGATTTTGATAGAATGATACTTAAATTTTGTTTTAATAAAAAACAACTTACCTACTATGAAGTATTTTTTCAATGTAGATTAAACGTACTTCATACTGACTCGTCTTATAACGATAATATTCTTGCTAAGTTTTTTCGAAAGGATTTGGTAGAACCTAAATAAATCCTTATACTATATGTAAGGAGGGGTCTATGGAGCAATCTCGATTAGTACTTGGACTTTTACATAGCATTTTAGGTAAATCTAAACCATCTACTAAAGGTAATCATGCCTTTCATTGTCCGTTCTGTAAACATCATAAACCAAAGCTTGAAATCGATCCAAAAAGCGGATTTTTTCATTGCTGGACCTGTGAACCAGCCACTAAAGGACGTAACCTAGTATCACTTTTAAGAAAAGTACAGGCAAGCCCTGCACAGATTTCAGAGATGAAGAGTTACTTCCCTTACGGTAAGATTGAAGTAGACGATAAGAAGTACGCAACCGTACAATTACCTAAGGAATTTATATCTCTCGCTCAATCTAGTACTAAGCTGACGTATCGTCAGGCTAAGGCATACGTTAAGCATAGAGGTATAAGTGAAGAAGATATCTTAAAGTACAATATCGGATATTGTGAGAAGGGTAGATACGCTAATTCAATAATAGTCCCCTCATATGACAAGACTGGACGTATAAACTATTTTATATCAAGATCGTTTGAAAAAGATCCAACACGTAAGTATAATGCACCTTCATGTAATAAGAATGAATTGATAGGCCTAGAGTACTTCATTAACTGGAACGTACCTGTAATTTTATGTGAAGGTATATTTGATGCTATTGCATTAAAGAGAAACGCTATTCCCCTGTTCGGCAAAACCATACCGCGAGCATTAATGCTAAAGCTAGTACAGAATAATGTTAAGACAGTATATCTAGCACTCGATAACGATGCATTAAAAGAGTCTTTTAACTACGCACTCGAGTTAGTTAACTTAGGT